ACATTCGTGATGAGTTCGCCCCGTGAGTTTAATACGTGTTTCAACATAAATGTCGCTTTCCTTTTAAAATATTAATTAAGCTTGAGTGTAAGTGATATTGAACTGAATCGAAGTGCCGCCAGCAGAAGCCGTTCCGTTATTAACAACCTTCAAGCCATCACCAGATCCAAGCGGCCCACCAAATCCAACACCAAGCGTGGTGTTAGATGAATTCGGCGTAAGAATTGCGCCGTTTGTTAGTCCAGCCTCTGCAATGGTTGTAACTGCAACAGGACTTGCGTTGGTAGATTCAAGCTCAACACTGGTACCAGTGGTGAATGCACCCGTAACTTGCGCTACATAATTAGTAACAGTAATTTTCTTACCAGTAATACCGGGAATCAAAGTGAGGCCAGCATTAATTTGAGCAAGCGTTGCGACAAAAGATGCGTTCTTAATTGTGCTAGAAGTATTCGAACCACTTAACTGCGGCGAACGAATTAACACGCGAATAAGGTCACCGGCGTTAATTGCCGCATCATAAGCATAGCCAACGATGGGATTTACGCCCTGCCATGCGAGAACGGTATTGGCCGTTGCATTATATTCAACAGGGCCAAAACGATTGATACCAACCGTGGTGGAATCGGAAGTCATATACATGCAGGCACCATCAAGCGCCAACTCAATGCGAGCATTTGTAGGTGCATTGATATCTTTGATGTTGCGAACAACAAAACCAAGCGCAGGAACAGAGCCATTAGTCAGAGCAATTACGGGAGGAACGCCGTCATAATTGGTGCTTGGGGCCGTAGTATCACCAGCTACAGCTTGACCAGCGATAAGCGCGGTTGCCTGATTGGCAGAAACGCGTGCGGACACCACAGAACCAACAAAGGACAAGTCCATCTGACCCTGTACAGGAGTTTGCGCAAATGAGTTAATATTCGGATTTACCATGTAGAGTTCTCCTGAATTATGATGTTAAGTTAATTATTTGCCAGAACCGTAGCGCTTCTTGCCGCGAGCTATCTGATCGATAGAGGTAACAACGAGAGGTGCTTTTTCAGCCTGTTGGGCTTTCAAATGCGCATTACGAAGCTCATCGAAGTAAGTATTATCGACTTCTTTTGTCGAATTTTTCTTTTCCTTCTTTTCTGCGTCTTCGTCCTCGTCTTCTTCCTTTTCGTTTTTCTTTACGTTCTTTTTGACATTCTTCTTCATCTTCTTATTTTTCTTGTCGTCGCCCACCTCATCATCGGTTTCGTCAACTTCATCTTCATCGCCATCTTTGGCTTCAGCAAAAGAATCGTCTTCGGACTTATTCTTCTTTTCCTTTTTGTTGAGCTTGCAATATTTGTTTACAAGTTCATCGAGCGGCATTTCTTCGCCAGCAACGTTCACCATCTGTTTTTTGTTCTGCTTCTCGGCTGTGAGAGCGTTTACCATCTCACTAACCTTAACGGTGGTACCGTCAGGAAGTTCGGCCATTGTATCTGCGTCAATGGTGGAAACTTCTTCTTTTTTTAACTTAAAAAACTTCATGATGGCACTCCCTTTTGAGTTTGAATTCTGTAATTCCGATAGCTTACTTTTTAGATTTTCCTGATAATTTTTAAACTCATCAGGAGAAAATATCTTCGCTCCTTCATATCGCGGATCGGGGACAATTGCAAGGTGCGTAAATTCTCCGTTAATGACTTCACGATCATATTTGCAATTATTTTTCGTTCCGCCCGGCCCAAATTCTGTCGGAGCATATGCGTTCGATACAGCCCAGCCCTCGTCTATAGCCTTATGAGCTTTATCATCAATTGCGAGAAATTTAAACCAACCCCATCCATCAAGTTCATTGTAAAAACTATCTGTAATGTATCCATCAGCCTGTGATTTAATATCCTTCAGACTTACATTTTGATGATTTATGTAAACGGGCTTGCCCACACCAGTCTTTAAAAGATTCACCATTCCACGATGATCAACAAGTATGGTTTCATCTTCATACTTAGCCGTTCCCGGTTGCATATGCTTGCAATAAAATACTTTCGGAAACTGACTGGCGTTTGTTTTTTCGGTCATGTTTGCCATTATCGCATAAAGTTAATATTCGCACAAACCAAAAAAAATGGCCTGTTCATTGGGAAAAACAGGCCATTAAAAACAATGGAGGGCAATGTGGTTGCGCAGAAAGGAATTGCACCCTTGTCTCTAGGTTATGAGCCTAGCGTGAAACTGCTTCACTACCGCGCAGCATTTTACATATCACCGAATGACTGGAATTGCAACACACCTACAGTTTGACACAATGGCACTTGTTGCTGTATAGTATCCAATATCAACTTGGAGATTATAAATATGGCCAATATAAAGAGCGCTTCTAACGCTAATAACTCTATCAAGCGTGGTGGCCATAACAGATTGCAATTCGATGTGAAACCCATCATCGATGCTTATATCTCTGGTGAAAGTGAACTTTCCATCTCTAAGCGTACCGGCCTTGAACGTGTTGTTATCCGCCGAAGGCTTATTGAAAATGGTGTTGCCATCAGAAGCATTTCTGAGGCTAACAAAATTAGAATGAGTAAGCTTACCTTTGAAGAAAGATGCAAACTTACTGAGGCGTCGCACAAAGGATGCAAAGCTATACCAAAATCCAAAAGAACAAAGATGCTCGAAAAATCTGCTAATGCACATTGCAAAAAAATCGGAGAGGGAGAGCAAGAGGTTATTGATGCTATTTCTTTGCTTAATATCCCCATAAAATCCCAAGTTGCGTGTGGCGTCTATAATATCGATATTACGTGTGGAACCGTCGCCGTGGAAATCTACAAGATGCCCCGCAGCAGTGTTGAAAAGAAAAGATTCCCGCAAAGATTTAAATATCTCTCGGATAGAGGTTTCACCCTGATTTGCGTCTGTTTCACTAGAATTGAGCAACTCTTGGGGAATCTTAATGATGTAGTCAGACTCATTGATTTTACTTATAGGCTTCCAACCACTGACCGTAAGCATAGGATGATTAGGTGTGGCTCTAATCGTTTCTCCCGATTCAAGAATGATCTGGGTCAATTCTCCGCAATACCAGCGGCGGAAACATTTTTCTATTCTACCGAAAATATTAATCCGTGAGTTACCGGGAAAACAATTCCAATCCTCACCCGGATTATTTCGCGCACCTGTTTTCTGATCTGTTATAGGTGGGTTATCCCATCTAAACACTTTACCATTAAGCTTGCGATGATCAGGACGCTCACGCGCATCATTAGCTCCGCTCCACCTATATTCCTCAATGCCCATATCCTTGTAACGACTCTCTTGAAACTTAGACATAAGTAATGCTGTTTCTTGCCGAGCGAGGAATTTAGCCTTGCGTTGCGATACACCATAGTTTTCCGAAATCATTTTTACTAAGCTCTGCGCACGACCACCATCTAAAATATGCGTTTGAATGGACTGTCTTAAGCTCAATATATTGTCCTGCGACCATTTCTTAATGTATAAATCAAGGTTATCGCTCCACTCCTCAGCTATTTTCTCTTTCATTGCATCGGTCAATTGCGCCTCAATTACTAGTTTTGAACGCGCCGTGGCGGGTGCATCAGTGGGATTTGTTTCACCCTTTGGTATGGTTTTCTGTAAATCACTCTCCATAGATGAAAGGGTTTTTTCATAAGACCTCGTAGTTTGTGAAATCAAATCAACATTATCAATATCAACATTATCTAGTGTATTCAATAGCTTATCGCACAATCTATTGTAACGCGCATCCGCCGTTGCCTGCGCAAACTTCACATCTGAGGGTACATGGCTTTGCTCTAATCTCCATGTGCGCGTGCTTTTTTTAAACGTCGCGCCGATGCGCATAAGCTCTTTAGTTATCTTGGCACTGTATTGACCATAGAACTCACCATTTTGATACCACACATTGCCCATAGCAATAGCATCGAGCAACGCATTCGCGCTGTTTTTGAACTCTTTCATGCGCGTGCCTAGCGATTCAAATACAGGCTGATAAATAAGACGGTCAAATATGCGCTGAATTTCTTTTTCAATTTCGCTATAGTAATGCTCTTTGACTATAAGGGGAGGGAGTTGGAGCATGGCATGCACCCCCTTTCGGTCAATATAACAAAGTAGCTTTTATAAAATTCGCGCTTAATACCGTCATAGCAATCTTGGCAAGTGCTATAAGGATCAATTAATTTCTTCTTTTCTTCCTCGCAACATGCACACTTCATCATGCCTCGCTTGGAGTTTGTTTCCCCGATTTACCTGAAGCTGGTTTAACATCGTCATTCATTCCAGTGCCAATAGGTGGTTGCGCAGGCGCGTTAATATCCACCTCGACACCCAGCAATGAATCCTTATTGATAGCCTCTTTGGCTTCCTTATCCATAACAAGACCAGAATTGTAACCTGCCATAACGCGGTTGAATTGTGAGTCTTTGACTTCTTCTTCCTCTTTGGCATTGAGAATGCGCAACGGATTCCACGCAATTTGTAAATCACTTGGAACAAAACCAAATAGTTTCTGGCAGCAAATACCCACTACATCAGCAACCAAAAACTTGTTCTTCCTGCGCACTTCACCTTCGATCATGCTGTTATAGTTTTCAATATCATCTTCACCGCTATTAAAGCCTGCACTACTTATGCCAAATAGTTTAGTCATCGGCATTTTCAAATCAGCAGCCAAGCCCTGACGAATCTGCAAAAGGATTTCACCAAGTCCCGTAAAGCTGATTTGCTTTTGAATATAATCGTCGCCCGCGTCCATAGTAAGCGCATGATTATAATTCTTAATTTGATTTGCCATTTGAATGCGCTTAGCAACCGCACCTGTTCCGCCCTTACTTACGAGCGCCTCATTGTAACCTTTGATTTTATATACATCGACTTTCGCTTCATCGAGTAATTCAAACACAACATCTTGATTTTTAAGATATTGATTCAATGAACGCACTAAACGCTCTAACTCGCTCATACCCCACCCACGCAAGCGTGGTCTAATAAATGAAGGCGCTTTTTTGCCCATGATCTTCAATACACGGCTTTTGTGAACCTTAATGCCATAGTAATCATAGAAATCGCCATAAGCCTCACCCAAAGCACCGCCCACCACAAGCGTTCCCATGGTGTTCTGCACATCGTAATAAAGCTCCCACATATCGACATCACGAAATTCTAATGGCGTGTCATTTCCTATTTTAGCCACATTGAGCGGTGTTGCAGGGTTTTGATTAGTCACCACCATTACAGCGCCACCACCATAGAGCCTTCCCCATTTAATGGCCTGCATCATATTGCCAATGACTTCATTGCGTTCGCAATATACGTCTAGCAATTCCAATTCATCGGCGCTTAATTGTGATGTCTTTATCTCGAAGCCAGCACGAAAAGCATCATCCACAGGCTGATCCACAAGAGTTTGCACAATTCCGTGCTCAGCATAAAGCTGCGATAATAGTTGACGTAAATTCGATATGAGATACCAGCGATTGTTATTAAACAAACCATCAGACTGACTAATTTCAGGGCCAAAACTTCCATACCCACCCCATCCATTAATTGTATCGCAAAGAGAATTGAGAGAATTAACCACCACTTCCGCGTTGATAATGTCTTGCTCGGTTTGAATCATTTCGACCATAAATTACCGTTTCTTTGGCGTTTTTAACGCTTCCATAATATCCCAGCCCAATCGAAGTCTATCATAAACTAGGGATGGTTTTATACCATAAATTTCTGCCGCCTCAGAAATAGCCATATTCTTTCCATCAATTTCGACAAGAGTAACTCCACGTTTATTTCTATTTTGCTCCTTCGCCGTAGCCCATCGACAGTTTCCTGGCTCATAATTTCCATCGTTGTTTGGCCATCTATCTATGCTATGATTTCTTGATGGTCTTTTGCCCATATCTTCAAAAAAGTTTTCAAAAGACAACCACCTTTTGCATACAGCTATATTTCTCCCACCATAAAGATAATAGTTAGGCGCATTGGGATTTAAACATCTCTGCTTCATGGAATTCCACGTTATATAAGTAGGAGTGCTTAACATTGAATGCTTTGTTACCGCATCCTTCTGGGCGCACCCACAGCTAGTGGTTTTTCCTCTTCTTATACTACTTGCTCTTGTAATAATTACATTTCCACAGACGCATTTACATTCCCATAAACTGTTACACTTACCATCATTCCCAGCATAATTAATAACAGTAAGAAGGCCATATACATGCCCGATTCTATTTACAAAGGTTTTTACAAGAGGAATTTTATGCATAATCCCCCATACCATAAATTCTTTAATACATCAACTATCAATACAAACAATCAAAGATTGAGACCTCTCTGCACGGGCAAAAGCACATAACTATAGAATCTGCAATATTAGGAGATGCTGCGCCACTGGGCTTTTTGTCCACCATCACTTTACCATTCTGTGAATTCTTATATTGCGGTTGTGATAATTCGTTCTTTATTTCCTGCAGACGCGGCAATGTAGAATCTAATGAAATAAGCTCTTCCGCTTCATAACGCTCACCGAATTTCACGGCGCGATAGGTTTTATAAAAACGGCTTCTAACTCTAAACCAAGCCTGCGCTTTTAAGTTTGCATATTGATCTTCATTAGTGGGGCTTTGGGCATCACCGGGTATAATATGGCTATCACCATCTAAAGGCTTTGCGCCTGCATTCCATGGGTAAACACCGAGATTTTGCGGAAATGTCGGCTGGCCCTTTTCATTTACAATCTCCATCATGTTGTTGATAGCCTCCTTAAACCCAGCGCCAATACCTATAGAGTCAAAGTATAATTCAGTGACTCCCCACTCAACACAGATAGGTACCGCTTGCCTTGCGGCATCCCCAGCGCTTCCGCCCCAGTGGTCTGCGTGACGCAATACCCAGCCATGGCGTATTGATAAAGCGTTGCGGTCACCGCCCTCGTCGGCAACGTCTTGTCCTGCGACTTTAGAGCCCTCTACAGGTAATTTAAGAACCTTGTGGGCATCGACTGCAGCATTGATCCAGTCAGGATGGATGATAAGTCTATCGACCGCTGCGGAATAATTGCGCTCGACCTCTTGTGCAAATATGTGAAGCAACCCCTCAGATTCAGCTTTTGCACGCCTTGCATCATACCACTCCTGTGTCTTTAATGGATTTTCACTCCAATCAAATATGAATACACGCAACTTCCCCTTAGTGGGCTTAACATCAGGATACCATATCTCGCCTGCCATGCGCTTGCGATAGAACACATTGTTTGTGCCGTTTACCGAGCTAATATCAATAGCAACGTCCGTGTTATCACCAAGCGCGGCCTCAATAAGTTCAGCTTGTTCATAATGGGCTGATTCATCTTTAAAATAAATGGTATTACGAGAGCCACGACCTTGATTTGCACCCGCTTCACCGCTGATGATTGCGCCATTCTCAGGATTGATGATTTTCATATAGGTAGCATCTCGTTCCATATTAAAATCTTTAGGCAATAACAATGGAGGAACGTACTCTATAAGCTGGCGTATTTTAGGGAAAATAGCTTTTGTATCACCTTTTTTGTCAACATACTCTTCTTTGCGCGAACCCCAGCCGATGGCTGTTTCAGGATAAAACAACCAAAGCCATACCGTAAATGCAACGCAAAGATAGCTAGCACCAACGTCACGAGCTTTTTCAATCAGCCCATGTTGTTTTTCATTTAAGCATTGATGTAAGAAAGTTACAAATTCTATTTGTCTTGGAAACAATATAAATGGCATTAGCCGTGGCATTGGGTCGGAAACACGTGGGTCATAAGTTACGCAAACATCGCTTATGAAGTCTATTGGATTGTATTTATAATGAAGTTTACATGCCGCGAGAAAGTAAGGATCATCGTGCATATTATCAAATAATTCAATGCGACGCTTATATTCAGCAAGATAATCAGGATTCCAATTTTCAGCCATTTTGAATAAGTAAGGGCAAGCTTTTTGCTTTCATTTTATAAATTTCAGAGGCTTGCCTTAAATCTGTTATCTCAATTTTTATTGAGCTGTCACCGCCAGTAATTTGAGATTTAATTTCTTTCGGTA